TGCACGGATTGCGGCTGAGTCACTAGCATACAATGGAGCAGTTAATAAGTTCCATGTACCTGTTGCTGAACTGTATTTTTTAATACCGTGATTAGCACCATTGCCTTTTGTAGTTGTTTTTAACCATATACTGCCATCTGGTCTTGGTGTTGTGTCTGTTGACTTCCAAGCAGGCGGATTAGTATAGCCACCATAGTGTACTGCTGGTGCGTTGATTGTTTTGCTTACTTCACCTGATGCTAATAAGCCTAAAATCTCAGCACAGTCTGTTCCACTTAGTGGTGTTTGAATAATTGCTGTACCTGTTGGTACTGATGTGTTACCTGAAATTGCTGATGTAGCATCAATTCTAATTTCTAACTGACCAGCGGCACTTGCTGTTGCTGTAACACCTTGAATACTTGCGGCATTAACATCTGCGGCCGCTTGTGTTACTGTAGTGCCTGTCATTACAACGTTTGTTGTGTTAATACGCATCAATTGTCCAATAGCAAGTGTTGCAGGATTAGAAGCAGTGCCTCTAAGTGCTACTTGTGATGATTGCCAATCTTCACTACCTACTAATACCCATGTATTGTCATATTTTTTGTAGTAGATAGGATTACTTGTACTTGTTGTTACAACTGCATAGTTACCAACTGAACCTACTGATGTTTTTGGTGCACCTGCTGAAACATTGTCTGAATTGTTAATAATAGTTGGTGTCTTAAGTACGAAGCCTTCTTCCTCTTCCCACTCATATACACCCCAGTTAGTACTAGATAAGTCTAACCAGTGTGCGCCATCTGTTGCTTCGCCTGTTGGTCTAATGCTTGATCCTGCTAACTGTGCTAGGTCAATATTAGCACGTTGTACAATAACTCTGTTAGCAACACCTAATGCACTGTAAGCCGCGTGTAACCCATATTCGTTTCTTTCGTCACCATGTATTGGATTACCTGATGCGTTAGTTTGGAATGTTGGTGTGCCAAATAAACTTGTTAATTCACGTTGACTTGAAAGTGTAACTAATTTTTCAGCATTAGTCATTGTAGTACCACTAGCAGTACTACCGCTTGGGTTTGTTTTGTCTTGTGCAGTAGCAAGTAGGATATACGCAACTGTACCAACTGCGGTAGGCGTATATTGACTCTCGTCAATTACGGTTACTTCTACTCCTGGTGATGTTAAAGCCATGGTCTTTATTCCTTTTGTGTATCATCTTAATTTTAATGCGTTATAACTATTTATAAATTATGTCTAAAATTGCACTAGTTAACTGCCCTTTGAAAGGTATTATATTATAAATACTTTAAATGCAGAATAGACCCTTATGTAAAGCGTGTAAACACAGGCCTGCCGCGGTGAATTATATCGTAAAAGGCCAGCGTAGATACCGCAGTTATTGTGATAGTTGTATAAGGAAAGGGCAACACAAACGCCCTTTTAAACCTGCTTGGCTCAGGGTTGGATACAGAAAAAAAGAAGTATGTGAAAAGTGTGGATTTAAGGCTAGATATAAGGAACAGTTATCTGTTTATTATGTAGATGGAAATCTTAAAAACAACAGTATCAGTAATTTAAAAACTATATGTACTAATTGTCAAATTGAGGTTTCAAAACAGAATCTTGGCTGGATACAAGGAGATCTTGTTCCTGATCAGTAAAGCCAAAGAATGTTTCAACTTTAGTATATAAACTATCTAGAGTATCATCATTTTCAAATATACAATCAAACTCTTGTCCTACCCATGAATATTCACTTGGATGTATACCTTTATTCTCTAGTTGTCCTCTACTTAGAGCCCAAGTCATGTTACGCTTAGGTCCTTTATTGTATTGTACAGCCGCATCATACCAGTCTGGTTCAGGACCACGTTTAACTCTGACGCATTGTCCACCAGCGGCACGTATTGCTTTTAGTTCATTAGGGAAACGACAGTCTGTAATTACTATGTCGTCTGTTGATTGTGCTAGCCTGTTTTCTAAACTCGCAATCCACATGTCATCATGGAATCCGTTACGGACTACTTCTGTACCAAAGTATTGTAGTACCCACCTAGGAGTAAGATTAGGCATATCTAAGCGTTTAGCCCACCACGCATCTACTTGTTCTCGCCACAAACGGCTCTGCTTTGATCGTCCTTCTAACATTTCACGATCCCAATTGAATGTGGTCGCAACAGCATCTTTAAGACTGTTGGCAAAACTTTCTCTTTTAAATCCGTGAACGTTAACTAGATAATCAGCAATGGTGTCTTTACCACTGCCCATGAAACCGCAGATACCTATAATTTTTGACATTGAAACTCCCGTTGAACAAATTATATTATATTAGAAAAACAGCGAGAAAGTCAACAGTTGATTAACCAATAGTCCAGGTTAAAGGTGCACCACCATCCATATATGTTGAAATTTCTTGATCTAATTTATCTAATAGAGTAAAGCCTTCTGTTTTTAGTGCTGTACCATTGAGTGCTGTGCCGCCTTGTGGACCAGCAATACTAGCAAATTTTTCACGTGCTTGACCAATTGATATCATGACTAAAGCATAGGCATAGTCTTGTATCCATGGATATACCTGAGGGTCATTTAATAACATTACGTTTGGTTTATAATTATATGTCCATAGCAATACAGATTCTGTTTCGCTTGAGTTTTCACCTTGCCATGGTTGCTTACGAACCAGTGTTAGTTTTTTACTAACCTTGTTCCATGTAAAATTCATGTGTCCACCAAACATACGCATAGCAAGTTCTTGATAACCTGTAAACAATTCGTAGTTTACAAGTCCGCCAACACGTCCTGCTACTAGCATATAGGTGTTTAAGTAGCCTGAAGCAAATGGTTCAAACTGACTAGCAGTTGTACCTGTTACTGAACCAATGCCACGTCTAAATACTTTTCTAATATCAATGATTTCTGTAGGAAGTATGTATTCTTGAGTTTCTGGATAAATGTCTAAAAAGGCATAACTTTCTTCAACAGCATTTGAACTGCGTTGTCTATAACGCTGAAATGCTTGTTTGATACCCATGTCAAAGTGTTCTTTGTCTGCTTCAACATCAACAATTTGATCACCTAGTCTTAAACGAATATATTCAATAATTTCGTTTTTCTTAGTAATTTCTGTAGGTAGTCCACTATCATCAAATGCTATAGGACCTGGGCCAGTACCCGTGGGTTGGTCATATAGGCTGTCTGTTGTTACAGATAGTGTTGCTGATAGATTTGGTTTAATTGTAGCCATTAGTTAAATACCTTTGTTTCTAGTATTTATGCTAATTGAACTATAAAACTTTTAATAATATAGTGTCAGTGTTAATACGTCCAGTAAGTTTAGTATCTGTTGTTTTGATATTTTCTAAAAACTTACGCAGTTGTACTTTGTTAGAACCTAAAAAGTCTTTTAACTGCTGTTCTGGTTTACGTAGAGTTTTTTGTACACTTTGATTTTCATCGTATCCTATGATACTTGTACCTTTAACACTTAACATTGTTTGATGTGGGTCAGCAACATAGCGACCTAGTTTACGTGTTTTAACATTGTACACCCATAACTGCTCTGCTGTTAAAATGTCCACTGGATTAACGCTGACTAGTTTAGATTTACTGTCTTCTTTGAGATACTTCATCTTAGCAACTAGTTTTTCTTTTGAGGGTGCTTTACGTACTCTGGCTTTTTTAGTTGCTTTCTTAACTTGTTCGTAACTGTCTAAATCAGCAAATAATTTGCTATAAAACGTTTCAAATCGTTTATAATCCGCCGCTTTGTAGTGACTATATGCTTCTTTTAGTTGCTCATCTTGTCCTGCTTTGGCTTCTATTAGTTCTTGCCTATGCGGTTCAAAGAATGCTCTAATTTTTTTAATTAGTGCTTGAGGACAATTCTCTGTTTTAAGATAATCAAATGCTTTAGGGTCGTTTACTGTTTCGCCATCTATTAAACGATCTTCAAACAATTCAAAATGTAAAATATGTTTGTTGGCAATTTCATTCATGCGATCTTGAATAGTTGGTTGCTGTGTTTTTTCTTTTTTATCTTTTTTAATTTCTTCAAATACATCTTCAGATGCTAGTAACAATTCTTCTAATTTTCTATTAATAAAATCTAAAGGATTTTTTGCTTCACCAGATGTACCAGGTAAACTTTCCCAATATTCTTTATATGCTTTATGCTCTGCTGGCATGCCTAAACTTAACATTCTACAGATAGCACCTAAGGTTAATGAAAATTGACTATCTGAATTTTTACTAATTAGTTTACTATGCTTTTTCCATTGATCACTGTGATTTACCCAGGCAATAACCCATTTTTTACTGTTAGCACTCTTAGATTCTATTCTATAATAATTTAACGCAGAATTCTTATAGGCATTAAAATACTCGCCAGACCAAGAGTCTGCTTCTTCCCATTTAGGTTCGTACTGTTTACCAGTTCTGTCTGTGACGATTTTTACTCCGCCTTTTTTCTTGGATACTTTAATTGCCATTTTATTTCCTAATAATTCAATAGTCATTTAACATATTATAGTTGACGTATGCAATACTGTCAACCATTTAATAATGTACCAAATGTAATCATTTGTTCATAATTAACTATTTCTTCGTTGATTCTAGTTACTATTTCTTTATGTTTCTTTGTCTGTTGTTGTTTACGTCTGCATTCTACTTCTTCAATACTTAGTTCAGTTACCATTGTTTCAAGATTTTTCACAATCTTTTTCATATCTTTCTGATGTTCTCCAGTACCTTCTGCTAACTTAATAAGTTTGGGATATACTGTTTGCCAGTCTAAACTAGTTTCTATTTGCATAATACTAATTATAACATTCAATTACCTAGAGTGTCAATAACGATAAATACTATGATAATATAACGGATAACACTAATGCCACGATTAAGCCTTTGGCGCCCAAATCACGGAAATGACTACAAATTTTTTGACCGTAGAATGTCAGAAATGTTTACCATTGGCGGTACAGACATTAATGTTCACAAATATCTTGGTCCTATTGATCAAGGCACATCAACAGATGCTACACAACCTAAGTATCTAAACCAAAGTGAAAAGAACATTCAAGACTTATTGTTCTTGGAAAATAGAGATCGCAAGTATGATGACAGTGTTTATCAAATGCGTGGTATATATCGTATCAATGACAACGATTTTGATCTAACACAGTTTGGTTTATTCTTAACCAGTGACACTCTGTTTATTGTTTTACACATGAATGACATGGTAGAAACATTGGGTCGTAAAGTTATGGTAGGTGATGTTATTGAGTTACCACATCTTAAAGACTTTTATCCGTTAGATCCTGATGATATTGTACCAGCCGCACTTAAACGTTACTATGTAGTTCAAGATGCTACCAGAGCCGCAGAAGGATTTGCTCCAACTTGGTATGGACACTTATGGCGTATTAAAGTACAACCATTGGTTGACTCACAAGAATACAAAGATATACTTGATAATATTAAAGCAGGCGAAAACACTAACAGTACACTAGGTGAACTGCTTAGTACATTTGACAAATATCAAGATATTAACGAAAAAGTCATTGAACAAGCAGAAAATGATGTTCCTGAATCAGGCTATGACACTACCAGTATTTGGGTACAACCTGAATTAGACACAGGGTATCCTGGACACATTAATAATGTAGATGCCAGTGACAGTGATGGATCTCCAGATGCTAGTGACAATGATGGGTCTCCAGATGCTAGTGATTCTGCAACAACACCAAGTCTTAAAGTATCAGGATACTTAACAGGTGATGCACTACCGCCAAATGGTTTTGCTGTGCAGACAGGACTAAGTTTTCCAAGTTCACCACAAGCAGGAACATATTTCTTAAGATTAGATTACTTACCAAACAGACTATTTAGATATGATGGTAAACGATGGACAAAAGTTGAGGATGATGTGAGAACTTCATTAACACCAGGTAGTGATAACCAGACACAACGAAGTGGATTCGTTAATAATACAGAAAAATACATGTCAGGACGTATTGGATATGATGCTATAAGAGCCGCAGATCCTTATGTGATTCCTGGTAACACTATAACAACATCATTTAGTATGAGTAGTAAGTTAATTGAAACTTCAATTGCTTATGTTAGTACAAATGGTGTAAGAACACAGTTAAACGGCTTTAAAGTTGACAATACTATGAGTAACAGCAGTGGTAATACTGCGATTACTATCACAAGTAATGTAAGTATTGTCAGTGGTGATGTAGTAGAATATGCAATATTTGAAAATACAGATCCAGAACGTGTAGGATTAAGTCAAGCATTGAAACCAACGGCAGATTAATATGGCACAACAGTTTTTCTATGATGGACAGATAAGACGATTTATTGTACAGTTTATTCGTATGATAAGTAACTTTCAAGTTGAGTTTGGTAAAGACCGTACAGGTAATACTACTCTACAACAGGTTCCTGTATTCTACGGTGACAGTAGTCGTATGGTTGCTAATATTTTACGTGACAACAGTGAAAGTGCTATGCAAAGTGTACCTGCAATGGCTGTCTATGTCAGTGCTTTAAACTATGATAGAGAGCGTGTGCAAGAACCTAACTTTATAGGTAAAATGCACATCAGACAAAAGTACTACAACGAAGATACAGAAAGTTATGAGAATAGACAGGGCGATGCGTTTACTGTTGAACGTCATATGCCTGTACCATATAGACTAGAACTTAAAGTAGATATATGGACATCAAACACAGAACAAAAATTACAGTTAATTGAACAAATAGGTACTCTGTTTAACCCTGCATTAGAAATACAATCAACAGACAACTACATTGATTGGTCTAGTTTAAGTGCAGTATTCTTAACAGGTGTTAACTGGTCATCACGTTCAGTACCAATTGGCACAGAAAACCCAATTGACGTTGCTACTCTAACATTTGATTTACCAATTTGGATATCATCTCCAGCAAAAGTTAAAAAACTTGGAGTCATACATAAAATTATTTCTAGTATATATGACGGTACTGGTGATTTAGATTTATCAATAGCAGACGGGACTAAATTGTTAGGTGATAGACGGTACTTTACACCAATGGACTATGGTGTTACTCTGTTAGGTAATCAATTACAGTTGTTACGTGTAGAAGAGTTTGTGGACCCAAGAGATCCAACAGCCTTACCACAGACTAAAGTAGGTGGAAAAGAAAATTGGAAGGATCTGATCAACGTATATGGTGAATTAACTAATGGATTTAGTCAGATTAGGTTAGAAATGGACGACGGCAACGAAGTAGTGGGTACTGTGGCATATCATCCTAGCGACCCATATATAATGTTGTTTACTGCTGATATAGACACACTACCAGTAAACACTGTACCTTCTGTAAATTCTATTATAGATCCAACTGCGTCTACTACACCAGATAAGGTAGCGGCTAAAACTGCTGGCACAAGATTTTTATTGTTAAACGCAATTGGTGATTTTGATAACTCAGCAGGCTATGGTCCTGAAGTATGGCAAGGCACTGGTGGTGAAAATATTGTAGCCAATGCCTATGATATCATTGAGTGGACTGGAACAGAGTGGGTGGTTACATTTGACAGTAAGAATGAAAAGAGTGTACAATATACTACTAATCTAACAACTGGAGTTCAATATAAGTGGACAGGAAGTCAATGGGTCAAGAGTTACGAGGGAGAGTACAAGAACGGCGTATGGACACTGGTCCTTTAGTTAACGTTGGTGCTTTCATCTACTGCACAGAAACCAAAAGATATCTATTTGTCTTAAGAAATTCACACAAATTTGAAGGTAGTTGGGGTTTGCCTGGCGGCAAAGTAGAACATAATGAATCAATCACTGAAAGTCTTATGCGTGAAATTCAAGAAGAACTAGGTGGTACTATACATGATGCCAGACTAATTCCTGTAGAAAAGTTTACTAGTGAAAACGGTAACTTTGTATACCATACATTTATAACACCAGTTGATACAGAATTTGTTCCTGAACTAAACAATGAACATCGCGGATACTGCTGGGTTAAACTAGAAGATCATCCTAAGCCATTGCACCCAGGTGTTTATCGCACAATTAAATTTGATGCAATCGCACAAAAAATTAAAACTCTAGAAGCGGTTTTATAGTCAAAATAAAAGCACCCGGAGGTGCTTTTATCTTTTTAATCTTAAAAATTATAGATCGTTATTTAAAACAAAATCTCTAACTTTGATTTGACTAAAGTTTGGTAATGCGTTCCAACTAGGATGTACATTATAATTACCAGTACTGGTTACCCAGAAAAATTCTACATTGTCATATGCTGTCATAACTTGTGCTTTGTCACGAGCCCATTGGTTAGAATCAATTACTTGGTCTTTGGTTCTATGAACACCTTCGTATCCGTTAGTACCTGCATAGACATTATAATTGTAACCTGATTTGTCATGACCTTCCATACCTACCATATAGACTTTTCTGTGTCCATCAAAACATGCAGTTCTTAATGCAATAGTTCCTGCATCTGAATAAAGGTTATGTGGAATAAGATAAAACTTATTCGGATGAGCCTTCATACACTGATGATCTGTATAAACAACATGAGATTCTCTATATGAGTGGTTCGCAAGTTCTTTACATATTACTGGTGATGTAACGATTAAGAAGTCTGGATTTAAATCTCTAAATGCCGCATTACAAGCATAAGTCTGTAATGTGTCAGCACCCAATAGGCCACTGTGGTGGCCTATGAGTTTTTCAAGATCTACATCGTTTCTAGATAAACCGTTACCTATAACAACTGCCTTATTGGAAATCTGATTGTTAGTCACTTGGTTAGAAACAGTCTCTGACGTAAACGTCCATTTCTGCCCTACAAGTGCTCCTTCCACAACTACGTCTTCTTCAACGTAGTTGCTTCTGTATAGTTTTTCTACTGCTAACATTATCGTTTTCCTTATAAGTTAGTTATTATGCTCTAATGTAAGTTGGTTGGAACTTAACTGTTGTACTTGCTTCACCAGCAGTAGCCTGTAATAATACATTGCCACCACTAATTGTTGCAGAGTATGTCCAACTGTCAGCACCTGTTGCCGTTACACCATACACAGTTAATGTCGCTGTTGTGCCATCGTGTACTACGATCGCTTCAGCGGCTTCCCAATCATCACCAGCGGCATTTTCTGCCATTAAGACATATTTTGCCATTCTGTATGTTGATGTTGCAAATGAGTCAACTGTAGTTGCTGATGTACCAACTGTAACGCCTGTTTGGTCAACAACAATGTCAACACCGTCACTAGCACTAACACTAATACTTGAGTTGCTATCTGCTAACTGTGTAACAGTTGTTGTAGTTGTTAACTGACGTACTTCAATCTTGTCAC